AAGAAAATTATGAGTAAATATAAGATTATGAATTCCAAGAATAAACAAACTGAAATAAAGGCTTTTCTCTCCTTTATACTGGAACAAAGTAAGGAGACCGGTTTACATGTTTCCTGTACAATAATGTCAGAAGAGGATACTGGGGAGGGTTATGAGATATTTGCCGGACATGTTTCCAGTTGTAAGGGGGCAAGACTACATAGGCTGCTTTATGGTGCAATAGCTGTGAATGAGAACTTTCGGAAGGCGGTGACGTCCGCTCTGCTGGAGTACGAAAGGACTAAAACAGTGAACCGGGACAAGATGTCAATGAATTGAAAGGTGCAAAGTGTTCCGGGAACATCATCATTTCCGGTCCATTCCGGGTTGCTGCAATCCGGTAATTTTGTGTTGTCTTATGAAGTTGCGGCTTATTTATATAATTATTTGTTATGTATTTTAATGAAAACGAAATATTAAGGATAAAATCAGCGTCGGACGGCAGGTTGCTTGACGTTGTGCAGGATTTCCGGGAACTGAGAAAATCCGGCAAGGATTATGTTTGCGAATGCCCCAAGTGCAGAAGCGCGAAGAAATTCACGGTCAGCCCCGGCAAGAATCTGTTCAAGTGCTTCTCCTGCCAGATTGGCGGAGAGGGTGCCGTGTCGTATCTGATGAATATCGAAGGATACGGTTATACAGATGCGTTGGAATACCTTGCCAAGAAGTTCTGTGTGCAGCTGGACCCCCATCCGGACAAACCGGCTTGGAAACCGGTTCAGAAGATGAAGAAGGGAAGCAAGGCTGCCAAAGGGCTGGATACGGGTTCTTATTGCGCCCGAATGCTGGCCGCCTCGGGACTGACTTTCGAGGATGTG